CGTGAATAGAAGGGTGGATGGTCCAGGTAAACGTGAGATTGCCAGATGGATACGAATCCGATCCGGTACTCTCCCCATAACCAAGTTTCCAAGGTTTAGGAGCCCAGCCCTGTAGCAGTCATTAGATATGTCTACTGCGGACTGAACGTTGCCTGGTTTTACCTCGTCCTCAATGCTAGCCATGTACACGGGAGTAACATCCGTGCCCATAAAAGCATCCATACCACACGACTCGGAAAAACGACCCGAGTAGTGTGATTTACCTCCATTTACCTTGAGCTGGCAAAGCTCTAAGAGGGAGGACAGGGCAGGTAATCCGCGCGTTGGCAATATTATATCATCGCCATACACGCGTACCATATGGGAGATCCTTGTTATGGACCTCCAAAGTTCCGCATCACTGCGGGACTTCGACCCAGGGCTCGACCATATACTAGCTGCTAAAGCAAAGCAGCAGTATACTATCGACTGGAGCGGAAACACGGTGGCATTGCCCTGCGGCGCATACTTGCGCAACATGGCAAATGTCTTTGTGTACCTATCGTCCACGATATACTGTGAACGACTTGCCGAAAGAGCTTCCAGAAGGCGAGGTGCCTTTCTGAATACTCTCTCGACAGTCCAGCACGATAACCTGTCAGACGCATTGCTAAGGTCAACGGTAGCGATACCGGAGTCCAAAGAGGCGCTGACTGCCAAGTCACGACTAAGTGACTGATCTGATATTGCAATACAAGATTGCAATACCCCAGACTCAATCTGTCTTCGGATGAACTTTCTGAGTCCACCCTGGATAAATTGATTGGCGGTCGGCTCGGACGCTATCAGCCGTGGTTTCTCCTGTGTTTTATTAACAGGAATCAACCTAGCAGGTAACGTTCGCAGGCTTCCCGGAGTTCCATCGGAATACCAATCTCCATACTCGAAAGTACGGATATTGGGAGCCGAGTGGTAGTCACGAGGAAAAACTCTTTCGAGTTGCTGAGACCAAGTTGGAAAGACATACTTGTCCATTCCGCATTTTGAATCAGCCACTGCTCCAGGTCCATGGTTCCCAACGACGGCGTCAGGACTGAACTCGTGGAATCTCCGCACGATTTGATCACAAACTCTTTGTGTGAGTCGTACCAAACCACGGGGATGTTCCGAACTGGTTCCAAATAATTCTGGAACTGACGGGTCCATATCCTTAGCGTCTCCAAGGTGGAGTTCGGGGCTAGGTAGCCCATCACTCCTCCAAAGATCAGACCCAGACCGCAGACTGCGATCCAGGCTGAAAAACGCTTTACATTCATGACGAATCTTCTCCTCTGAGCAAGGTACTTGTACCTTCTTGTAGAGAAGAAGAACCTGACGAAGTGCTTGTACAGCACCGATATCAGGCTCACGCCATGTATGGCCATCCCGATTGAACACCTTCTTGAAGGTGGAATTCATAAACTCAGGGAGGCCATCCCGGACATGTCCGAGGATCGCTAACTCCCTAACGTCTAGGAATCCACGTGAAAGCGCATAGTCAAGTGACTTAGCGCACTTTGGGAA